GAGCGGCGAGCCCGTGGTGTAGCCGAAGGCGTTTGAATAGCCCGTGGCCGAGGAGGCCTCGGCCGGCGTAGCGTAGCTGGTCTCGGTCTTGGCATAGAGCGAGACGCCGGTGCCGAAGCCGTTGGCGCCGTCCATGTAGGCGCGGATGTTCGTGATCTCGGTGTAGCTGCCCGAGTCGACCTTGAAGCGCAGCCACTTCTCGAACGAATAGTCGGTGCCCGAGGCGGGCACGACCATCGGGTTGTTGGTGTCGACGGTGGCGTCGTCGGCGTTCTTGAAACGGATCGTGCCCGACGTCTTGTCGGTGAAGGTCGCACCGGCGCCGTTCTTCTCGCCGATCTGAACTGAAGCGGCCATGACGGCTTCTCCTGGGATGAGAGGATGCTGGGCTGCTGGAGCCGGGGGCTATCGGCCGTCAGGCGCGACGGCTGGCTTTGCGGTCAGGACTTGGCCCTGTCGCGGGCGGTGGCCTTTGACTTGCCCGACTCCGCCTCGCCACCGATTGCCTGGACGAACGGCTGCTGCACGATTTGCAGTTCGGCGATGCCGAGCTCTTCGCCGACGATGAACTGAAGCGGCTCGAGGGCGGTGAACTCGTCGTCCGAACCATCCAGCGATGCGAGCTTGTGCGTTCGCGGTGCCGCCTGCTCCTTCGTCAGCCGAACAACCTGCCCGGCGCCGACGACGAGGACGCCCGAAACAACCTTGTATGCCTTCATGGATCAGCCCTCCGGTTTGGGATACCGCTCATCGAAGCGCCATGCCGAACCGGGCCCGAACCTCTCGGTCCGGGCCACGGCAGGATCATCAGGTAAAGGTGTGCAGGCAGGCGTGCTGCGGGAATCCGTAGTCCACGTTGCCCGACCAGTCGACGCCGTAAAGGTGGCGCTTGTTCTTGAACTCCTCCTCGGAGCCCTCGGCGATCGCCGAGACGTTGAGCGGCACCTCTTCCTGCAGGATGAAGGGCTTGGTGTCGCCGTCGAGGCGGAAGGTCGCGAACTTGGTCGTCCAGGTCAGTCGGGAGTTGGCGCGCAGGCTGATGTTGAAGCCGTCCATGCGCGCCAGCACGTTGGTCTCGCCGCCGCCCAGCGTCTGGGCGCCGAGCGCCTGCAGGCCGACGGCCCAGTAGAGGATCGGCACCATGACCTCGAAGTCGCGGGCACCGTCGTTCATCGGCTCGCCCTGGTCATCCTTAAAACCGAGGATCGCCTGGATGGTGCCGAGGATGGCATCGCGCATCTCCTGCACCGTCGGGGTGGTGCCGGTCGCCGCGGCGCTGGTCTTGTCGTTGTCCCAGCTGCCCGAGTCGCCCTCGGAATGCGCGGTGTGGAAGAAGTACGACCCGTCGTAGCAGGCCGACGCCTCGGCATCGATGATCTTCTGAGTCATCAACTTCGTCGGGTGGCTGAGAGCGCGACGCGCGAACTCGGCGATGCGGATCATCAGCTGCCCGGAAGCGTCGCGGCGCAACTCGCTCAACAGGACCTCGAGTGTGCCCTCGAAGTCCTTGTTGGCGACCGCCCAGGTGAATTCGCGCAGCTTCTTGGGATCTCGGCCGCCGATCCATTCGCGCATGGCCGGGACCATGCCCAGCCAGCCATAGGTCTCGATCGCCTGGCGCGACGTGATCTTCATGAAATAGCGCAGGGCCCAGGCGTCGCCGCCGGCCGTCAGCCGGTTGTAGATCTCGCCGACAATGGCCCGGCTGGTGAGGAGTGCGTACATCGTGGTCTCCGGAAGAGAGGGAAAGGATCATGACAACCCCCGGCCCCGCGGCCTGTAACCAAGCCGCTTATTGCCGGGAGTGCGAGTGCGCGTGAATTAGCGCGCCAGAGGGACGGATCAGGTCTCCCTGACGAAGGTGCCCTTGCGCTTGGCGAGGTAGCCGTCGGCTTCGGCACCGAGGATGTGCAGGAAGTCGCCGCGCCGCTGGGTGGCCTTGGTGAGCGTCAGCGTCTTGCCGTCGCCGGCGGCGATGTCGGCGAGGATCACCCCGTCGGCATTGTCGGTGTCGAACAGCATGGCCGTCGAACCGAAGGCGCCGACCGCCAGGAAGACGACGTCAGCCACGCCGGTGGCGACCGCCGGGAGGGTGATCTGGTCGGCGTCGGCCGCGGCGGTGACGCAGAACAGCTTGCCGGTATCCTCGGCGTCCAGCGTCTTGGTGCCGGTGATCTCCTCACGGATCGGATAGTTGGCCCACGGGTCACGCATGCGCTCCGCATCGAAGGCGACGATCGCGGTGTCGGTGGTGACGTAGCGCGAGACGAAGCCGACGAACTGGCCGGCGGCCGGGCTCAACGAGAAGGTGTCGTCGTCGGAGGCATAGACCGGCGACTGCGCCGCCACGTCCTGCTTCTCGACGCCCGGGATCGCGAGCTGGACCTTGCCGCGGGCGACGACACGGACGTTTTTCGCGGCGGCCGCGCCGGCGGCATTGTCGCAGCGCATCTCGGCGAAGCCGACGAAGCGGTCGACCGAGGTCAGCGGGCGGGCATTGCCGGTCGCGTCGACCAGGCCGACGGCGGCATGGCGGTAGATGATGTCGGCGGCGATGACAGGATACTCCTGGATGTCGCCGATCTCGGTGACGCGCGCGGCGTCGGCTGCAAGGGTCGTCATGGAAGACTCCGATCAGAAGACGTTGAAGGACGGGATGCGGGCTGCAGCCGATCAGGCCGGCCGCTTCAGCTCGCGGATGCGGCCGGATTCGATGCCGGCGGCATAGTTCGCGTAGGAGTCGGCGCTCGCGAAGTCGCGCTTGAGGTCGGCGCTCTTCTCCCAGTCGGCCTTGTGTGCCTCGGCGGACTTCTGCACGCCCGGCTTCGGCATGGTCACGGCGCCACCGTCGCGGCGCTGCGAGCTCGCATCGTGGCCGACCTTGCCGGTCTCCTCCTCGACATTGCGGATGCCCGCCATCTGGTCGTCGCGCAGCTTCTTCTCGGCCGCCAGGATGCGACCGGCCGCCATGTCGGGCGTGCAATCGGGATCGGCCTTGCAGGTCGCGATCAGCTTCTCGTGACCCGCGATGGCATGGGCCTCGATGCCGAGGATGCGCTCGCGCTCGGCCTTGGCGCCGGCCGCCTGGCCGGCCTTCTCGCCCTCGGCCTTGCCCGCAGCGAGACCTTCGGCGCGGGCCGCATCGATAGCGGCGTCGAGTTGGGCCTGGGTGATGTTCGTGGTCGTGGCCGCGGCAACCGCAGCCAGCCCGGTGCTGGTGGACATGGAGACTCCTTTAGGTTTCAGGACACGCGGTTGACGAATTCGCGGAAGGCGTCCTCGGCCTCCGCGATGCCGTCGACCAGGCCGGCGGCTACCGCCGCCTCGCCGACATAGGTGCGCGCCTCGGTGGCGCGGGCGGCGGCGCTGGGCAGGCGCACGCCGCGAAAGGTGCCGACCGCCTCGAGGAAGCGGTCATAGGAGGCGTCGACGCGAGCCTGCATCTCGGCGCGCACGGACTCGTCCAGAGGGAGGGCTGGATGGCCGTCGGCCTTGTGAGCGCCCGCGGTCACGAGGGTCAGCGCAACGCCGTCCTGCTCGAGCTGCTTCGAAAAGTCCGCATGCATCGCGATGACGCCGATCGAGCCCGCGCCACCGCCGGGCGGCATGACGATCTGACGCGCGGCGCTCGCCATCAGGTACCCGGCGCTGAAGGCAAAGTCGGTCAGGATTGCCAGCGTCGGCTTGGCGCGGCTCAACTCGTGGATGGCCGCGGCGGTCTCGAAGGCACCGCTAACCTGCCCACCGTAGGAATCGACCTCGAATACGACGCCCTTGACCGTGTCGCTGCGCATCGCGCGCGCGATCAGCGCCCGCGTGGCCTCGTAGGAGGTCTGACCCGAGCTCGTGCCGAGCCACTTGCCCTTGTGGACGAGCGTGCCTTCGATCGGAATGACCGCGACGCCCCCCACCTGATCGAGAAAACGCACGCCCTCGGCCGATTCGATGCTGGCCAGGATGCGGTCGAACCGGCCTCCCACGACCCCCATCGAGTCGGACGGGCGGCCATTCTGGAAGGCAACATGGTCGATAGACGAGATGCCGGGCATGACGATGCCCCCATCGACCACGCGCGCGCCGATGCCGGTCATGATCGCCGCCAGCTTGCCGGCATCGATCATCAGCGGCTCGCCGAAGAGGCGTGACGCGATATGCGGCATCAGGATGGTCATCACGCGGCCTCGCTGTCGTCGTCGCTCTTGTCGGGATCCGGCTCGCGCTCGGCCTTCGGCTGCGGTGTGTTGGCCGCCTGCTGCGGCTTGGCGCCGGCCTTCTCCTCGCGCTGCAGCTGCTCGATCTTGCGATCGACCTCGCCGCCGGTGCGCTCGATGCAGACCTGCTCGCGCGTCTTGACCGAGTTGCGGATATCGATCTCGTCGGCCTCGGCCTCCATCTTCGGGTTGAGGCTGGCGCGGCTCGGGCCGATCCATTCGGCGCCCAGCCAGGCCTCGCGGATGACCGGGTCGGCGAAGTAGCCGGGCCGATGCAGGCGACCCGAGGCTACGGCCTCATCCATGAACCAGCCATAGACCTCCTGGCAGAAGCGCCAGGCGAAGCGGCTGCGCTCCTTGCGGAAGGTCTGCCAGGCCATTTCCAGCGCGGCGCGGCTCGCCGAATAGCTGGCCGTGAAGTGCATCAGCAGCAGCTCCATCGGCAGCTGCAGCGCCACGCCGACCTGCTGCAGGAAGGCTTCCATGAACGGGCCGAAGTTGGCGTTGGGCCGCGACGGGTTCAGCAGGTTGGCCTTCTCGCCGGGCGCCAGGGACAGGACGGCGCCGGCACCGAGCTTCACTTCGTTGTCGGCCAGGTTGGCGTCGCCGCGCTCGCCCACGGGTGGATTCTCGTCATCGTCCAGCGGCGTCTCGATCGCCATGGTGATGAAGCCGGAGGTCACCGCCGCCGTGACCTCGGCGTCGCTGTAATCGGAGATCTGCTTCAGGTGCTCGATCACGGCCGCCAGATAGGGTACGCCGCGCGTCAGTTCCGGACGCATGCGCTCGAAGATATGGACGGCCAGCAGGCGGCCGTCCTTGTCGCGCGCTGCGATCCGTTCCCAGCTGTTGCCCGCCAGGCGCAGCGAGCCCGGATGCTTCCTGGCGACGTGGTAGGCCACGTGCACGCCGTCGGCGTCGACCTCGATGCCGCCGACGATCGTGTCGCTGTCGGTGGCATAGTTCGGGTTGCAGACGCGGTCGGCCTCGATCAGCTGCACCTTGGTGCCGTAGACGTCGCCGCGATCCTTGCGGAAGCGGCGGACCGCCAGCACGTCGCCCGACTGCTTGCGCGAGCGATAGGCCAGCTCCTGCAGCTCGTCGAAGTGCTGCACCCGCGTGAAGTCGGCGCGCTTGCAGTAATAGGCCCATTCGCGCTCCTGCTCGCGCTCGTAGCGGTCGGCCTGGTCGGCGGTGAGGCCGAGCACGTCCTTGTCGATCGAGGCCTGAAGCTGAAGCCCGTCCCCGATGACGTTGGTCGTCGTGGTGGCGACGGCGCCGGCGGCGATCGGCGCGCTGCGCTCGAGGTCGCGGCTGCGCGCCCGCAGGTCCGGCAGGTCGAGCAGCGTGTCGGCATTGGCATCGCCGCCCTTTGGCCGCCAGTTGCGCAGGGCGCGGCGATCCTTGCGACCGCCGCGATAGCCCCCGGCGGTGCCCGAGGGGCCGAGTGATTCGGCGGCCGCCATGGACTGGCGCAGAGGCGGCGCGTCCATGCCGACCAGCTCGTCGAGATCCGGGCGCATGCTCACTCCGGCACGACGTAGCGGGTGCGACGGCGGCCGCCGCCGGCGGCCGGCGTGAGCGACTTCACCTTGCCATCCCAATAGTCGATCTGCTGACGGATCTCGCCGGCGTCCGCGCGCTTCAGGCGGCGCCGCCCGCCAGAACCGGTGTCGATCTCGTATTCCTGCCCGCGGGCAACAGCGCTGTTGGCCGCGAGCCAGGTGTCGAGCTGGGCCTGTGCCTGTTCGAGGGTAATGCCTGGCATCAGATACCCCTGCTCAGCACGCGGCGGCCGCGAGCTCGTGGTTGCGTTACGGTGGTCGTGCGAACGGCGTTCGCCGGTGCACCACCGAGAAGGTCCTCGAGGTCGCCCTGCGCCGCCTCGGGTGGCGGCGTCTCGCGTTCGGCCTCGAGGCGATTCCATGTCTGGTCGGGCAGGCTGCGCACGCCGAACTTCGTCGCGGCGGCCTCGGCCTGGTTCATCGTGTCGAGCGCCTCGTTGGGCTGTGCCGGATCCTTCTCCCAGCGCCACTGCGTGAAGCCGTGCTTCTTGATCGGCTTACGGCGCTCGGCGGTCAGCTCCTGGAAGTAATGCTCCTCGAGGCCCGACGGGAAGGACACGCCGCCCTTGTCGAGCGGATCGTCCTTCGCAAGGTCGCGATAGAGCGCCATCTTCATGATCGAGACGTTGACGTTGAAGAAGCGGCCGGCCCACTTCAGCAGCTTGCCGGTGCGGTCGTTACGCTCCTTCTTCACGCGCTGCAGGCGCGGGGCGTGATCGTTGTTGCCACCGCGCATCATCATCAGGCGGTGCTTCGGATGCCGGCGCGCCCAATCCCACACATCCTCGGTGAAGGCGTTGCCGTCGATCGCCACCATGTCGAGGCCGATCCGCTGGCCGGCCTGGTTGGGCCAGGTCTGCTTCAGCAGGTCGTTCAGCCGCTCGCGGCAGCCCTCGGTCGAGATGTGTCCCGGCACCGCGAAGTAATCGACGACAAAGCGGCGATAGTCGCGGCCCCAGGCGACGATGTGGCAGGCCACGAACTCGGCCTGGCAGTCGATGCCCATGGTCAGGACGAGGCCGCCCATCGGGATCGTGCCGCGCACATAATGGCTCTGGGCCGCGCGATCGCGCAGCTTCTCCCAAGGCGGGGCCTCGCCCCGCGTCTCCCAGGCCTTGCCGACCACGTCGTTGAAGAAGACCTGCTCGGCCGCCGAATCGCCCCTGGCCTTGAACCAGGCCCGCGCAATGCGGCCCCAGCTGTAGAGCGGGCTGTAGGCTGCCCAGATCCAGAAGCTGCGATGGTAGCTCGCGCCCTTCGCGTTGTGCGCGATCCAGCGCAGGCCTTCCAGCATCTGCGGCCGGTGATGCTCCTCGATCACGGCGCCGCACGAGACGCAGGTGAAGTGCGCCGCGTCGGGGTCGTTCTCGTCGAGCCCGGCCAGCATGTTCTCCCACTCCAGCACCTGCTCGTGCTGGCAGTGAGGACACGGGACGTAGGCGTGCTCCTGGCTGCCGTCGGTGAAGTTCTTGGTGATCCGGCAGCCCGGCATGACCAGCGGCGTGCTGGTCTTCAGGATCTTCGCGAACTCGACCGAGCCGGAGCGGCTGTCGGCCTGCGTCTCCGGGTCGCCGGCCGGGTTCATCTCCCACTTGGCGAGGTCGTCCTGCGCCTGGCGGGGCATGGTGACCTGGCTGAGCGAGGCCGGCGAGTTGGCGCCGCTGATCAGGATCGAGCCCAGCCCGTCGGCGTGTTCCTTCATGAACACCGAGTCGCTGCCGTCGCGCGTGCGCTCGGGGAAGATCTCGTTCAGCACCGGCGTGCCGCGCAGCAGCAGCCGCAGTTTCAGCTTCGACCAGCGCCGCGCATTCTCCTCGGTCGGGTGGACGACCAGGAAGTCGCACGGGTCCATGACCATCGTCCCGCCGAGGAAGATGTTCATCATGACCGTCTTGCCGATCTGGGCGCTGCATTTCAGCGTCACGTAGCGGCAGGGATCGTCGGGCGAGAGGGCGCGGAGGATCTCGTCGAAGTACGGGAAGGTGCGGCGGTTGTAGGGGCCCGGGAACTGCGACTCGCGCGGGCTGAAGACGATGTGCTCCTCGGCGAACTTCAGATAGTCGATCGGCGGCGGAGGCTCCCAGGCGCGCGCGGCGGCCAGGGCGACGATTCGTTCAGCATTCGCGATCTGGATTGAGGTCAAAGCCCACTCTCTCCGGCAGCGGCTCGGCGCGCTCGCGGGCCTCGACGGCGCCGGCGGCACACACGGTGCGCCAGCGGGCCTTCAGCTCGTGCAGCACGTCGCGGGCCGGCACCTTGAACTTGGCGGCGATGGCGTTCGCGAACTCGGGCAATGCGCCCTCGAAGCGGTTG